GTCGTTACCGCGGAGACGATGCCGACCGCGATGATCGGACCCACGACAAGCCCAATGGTCGCCCAACCCGGATTGTTGGCGATGAGCGTGCCGAGATTCTTGATGCTTTCGCTCGCCCCAATAGACTGCGCGATCTTGTCCCCGGTGTCAGCGAACGCATTCTTGACGACGGTGACAAGGTTATCAGACTGCGCCGCCCAGTTGCCCTTGATCTCTTCGTTGAGAGCAGCCTGCGATTCCTTGTTGGCATTGATCAGCGCCTGCGCAATCGCAGACTTGACCTGCTCGCCGCCGAACACTTCGTCGAAGATGCCGGCCACACCAGCGCCCGGCGCGCTGCCGAGTGTCCGGCCTAGAACGGCCGCACGTTCACCAGTCGTCGGCTCGCGCTTCTCTGCGTCCTCGCGGGCTTTCTTGATGGCCGCTTTCGACGAGCCTTTCGGCAGGGCGCGCTCCGCGGCATCCGCGTTCGCCTTCCTGACCATCGGCTCGACGCTCTTTTCGTAGAGCTTGCGCCACCACTCACCGCCGCGCTCTTCCAGCGTGATCGGCTTGCCTTCATCGTCGGTAAACGTGACCGGAACGCCGGTGCCGACACGCGGCGTTTTCTTGCCGCTCTTGCTTGTGTCGTACTGAACGGTGCCGGGTTCAAACGCGCCGATCTTGTCCAGCGTGGTGTTGAGCTTCTTGTTGTCGATGACGCCTTGGCCAATCTTCATGGCGCGGTAGGCTTCGTTGGCCGCCCGCTGTCCCTTAGAGCCGGCGTTGATCAGCACTTCGGCAATCTGCTCCGATGTGCCGGTGTAGCCCATCGTCTTCATGCCGGCCATGACGGTCTTGATCAGCGTGCCGTTGATATCCTTGTCAGCTGCACGCGCCATCGCGACACCGCCGGCGACACGCATGAAATCCTTGCTCAACGTCTCCACCGGGAGGCCAGTCTTGGCGTCCCTGACGACTTTGCCGTTGGCATCCTTGACGGTTTCGAACATCTCCTGCGTTGAGATGCCCATTGCCTGCGCGTCTTTTTTCAGACCTTCCAGTGTCTCTTCAGGCGACGTCGTGCCGCCTCGAGCGTAGATGCCCGGAACGACCTGCGTGTCGTAGTACCGCATCAACTCGTCAGCACGACGCGCGCGCTGTAGCGCGCCTTCCTTGGATTTCGGATCTACGTAGTCGGCGTCAGTTTTCTTGCTTCCGCTGTTGCCAACGTCGCCCAAGAACGACGCAGTGATCGTCCGCCACTGCGTCTCGGTCATCTTGATCGGGCCGGGGTTGTACCCTTTCTCGTCCCTGAGACGCTTCAGTTCGGCCCGCTGCTCCGGGCTGGTCTGGGCGAACTCGGACAGTCGGCCGCGTTCCTTCTTGTACGCCTCGCCAGCGACCGCCTCGAGCGCCCGCGCCGCTGCGAAGCCCGCGAGCGACACCGCGCCAAAGCTCTCGCCGAGACGTGACAACCCCATGCCGAAGCCACCGGCAAAGCCGGCCAGACCTGCCTGTACCGGCGTGCGGCCGCCACGACCACCGCTGCCACCGGGGCGGGGCGCTGGTTGCTGGGGCGGTTGCTGCGGCGGCTGGCGTGGTTGACGCGGCTGACGCGCCGGCGCGCCTCCTGCCGCAGCCGCGGCCTGCCGCTGAATTCGCTGTTGCTGCTGGTGAAGCCGCTGGGTCGCTTGAGCGGCCTGATTGACTTGGCGGGTATGGGCGGCCAGCTGTCGGGTGACCGCTGGGGTGGTGATGGCTGTCGAGCCTTGGGCTTTCTTGGCCGCGGCGTTGAGCCTGCCCAGTGCCGCGGTAGCCTTGTCGATCCCGCTGGTGTTGATCTTGAAATTGACAGTGACGCTCTTCAGCGACTTCGCCGTAGCAAACAGCTTCTTCAGTTCCGCATTGATCTTGCGGATCTGCGGCGTCGACTTGTCGACGACCTTCAGAATTGCTTGTTCGGTGAGAGTTGCCACTGTTAGACCTTACCCCCAGCAAGGAGAATGCGGTTTTTGAGTTCTTGCTTGTGGACTTTTACGAACTGGCTGACACGCAGTGTCAGCTGCCCAATGGTGAGCACTCGCATGTCGCCGGCCGAAGCGGAGTAGTAGCGATACTCCTCCACCCGCTCGGCTACTCGTCCGGCGACTCTAGAAAACGCGGCAATACATCACGCGACAACATCACGCCGTCAGCGACCGTGATCGAGTTGGCCGCCCACGATGGCAACAGCGATAGTGTCGTGCCCAGTGGTTTGGCGATGGTGAGGATCATCGCGTAGGTCTGCTGGATCGCAGTGTCGACCGACAGCACGTCTTCGATGTCGCCGTAGGTCGAAGCCTGAAACTCCAGTTCCTTGATCGGTGGCCTGCCTTGGCCGCCAGAGATCGGCGTTCCGAGTTCGTAGACGATGGCCTTCTCAATGCCGTCGCCATCCCGAACGATCTTGCCGGGCGTACCCTCGCCGACATCCAGATGCGCAGTGATCGCGTGCACAGCAGGGATCGGCAGCTTCAGCAGATCTTCCTGTCTGACGGCAACCTGAATATTACCGGCGTAGTAAGTCACCTGACGCAACAGCCGAAGCCGGCGCAACCGCGCCTCGAATGTCTTGGGCTGCGTCATAATCTGTGCCGCAGAGATTGCCTCGACAAACGCCGAGAACGTCATCGGCTTGATGATCACGCCGTCGATCAGCGTGTCGCCCAGCTGGAAAGAGATTGGCAGTTTTTCCGGCGGCCCCGGAAGCTTGGTCACCTTAGCATCACTCACGGTGTCTTCCTTTGCGGACATGGCAAGACCGGCGGGAGGGGTTCAACTCCCGCCGGGTCCAGCTGTGTTAGGGTTACGCGGCAGTGGCGAACGTGGGCTGGATAAACTGTGCGGTGGTGACGTCACTACAGCCCTGATACATCGCGAGCGGGATCCTGAGATCGCGGATCACTTTGATCTCGACCTCCGGGTTGGTTGGCTTCCGTTTGACGTAGCCCTCCGGCAATGGCTCGTTGTTGAACGCGCAAAGCCGCCACGTCGGCAGATCCTCAGACGAGAGCTTGTGCGAGATCGGGCCGTAGATTGCACCGGTGTCGCAGTCGAGGAACGTCATCAGGATATTTTTTACGCCTACCTGATTTTCGCAAGTCATGTTGACAACTCCTTCCTAGTCGATTGCGAAAGTGCTCAGCAGTTGCTGAGCATCGCAGGTTGCGCGTTGATGGTGATGGTGCTGATGCGCACCGGCGGACGGTAGGTGAAGTCGATCCAGAGCTTGCCCGGAATGCCTTGGCACTTCGGAGCAACCTCGAAATCGGTCTTCAGCTGGATATCCTGATCGATGTTCTCGAATTCCGAGAACAGATATCCGACCTGCGACTTGGCCCAAGCACGGAACTGGCCAAGGATCATGCGCGGGTTGGTGCCGCGCACGCCGGCCGGCACCGTGGTGTTCTTGGTGAACAGGCCAAGCCCCACCACCTGACCAAGCGCAATCGCGGCCTGATCCGCAGTCGCAGCAGCAAGCCGCCGCGAGTTCACGTTCCACCACGTCGCGTTCAGACGACCATTCTCGTCGTAACGGTTGTTGGTGGAGTCGTTGACGACCATCGGCTGGGTCAGTGCACCGGTGCCGCCCTGAAGCGGTACGGTGACGACGAAGCCAGTGGCTTGCAGCAGCTGCTGCTCATCGAACGTGAAGCACTGGAAGCAAGCTTCCGGCTGACGCAGGCAAGCGAGGATACCGAAGTTCGGTCCCTGCACGCTGGTCTCCGGGTGGTCGATGGTGACGCAGCAGGAGTGCGCTGCATACGCCGCTGCCTTCAGCCAGCCCACAATCGGGTCGCTGGAGCAGTGTGCGATACGGCTGATCTCCGCCGAGTTGGTGTCGGACGCCATGATCTGGCCGAACGAACCATAGTTGTAGGTGTAGCCGTGACCGAAGCACTGCGGCTTCTCGCACGACCACGCGGAGGCGATGTAAGCGATCATCGCATCCTGCCAGTCGTCATTGGCATAGAGCATGCCGATGCAGCAGTAGCAGCACTCGCCGAGAATGGCGTCGTAGTTCGGCACGGTGAAGCCGGTGTGCGTGCCTTCGAAGGTCTGCGCCACCGACATCTCAATGCCGGCCGGAGCGTAGTCGCGGCGCTCATGCCAGTTGTAGATGAAGTTCGTGGCATTGCCGACGGTGCCCTTGTTCTTGGACGTCAGCGTGATGACCGCGCCAGCGGCGACGGCATCGAACGGCAGGCCGGGTTCGGACTGTAGCGACAACGCGACGTTGGCCGCGATGTCTTCTGCGGTGTCACCCTGATGCACGCGCGTCGAGGTGTTGTAGCGGCCATCGACCATGAACAGGTCAACGCGACCATCGCTGGCGGCTTCGCCGGTGAAGGTCAGGGCGTAGACCGCTGCCTGCTCCGCTCCGACGTCGGCGTCTTTCCACGGCAGTGCGTAGAATTCCATCGCATGGTTGGGGCAGCACAGGAACGCCGTCTTGAGACCTTCGGCGATGATGCTGCCTTCCCCGAAGAGAAGGTCCGCATCACGCAGCGACGGGATCTTGAGCAGCGCACCGGATTCCGCGGTGCCGATGTCAAGCATCTGGCCCTCGATCAGAATACGGCACTTGCTCTTGTAAGCGTTCAACGAAGGGTCGAAGCAGATGCGGATCGCGCCGGACCGCAGGCTGTCGATTGACATGGGGTCTCTCCTTTTCGCCGGGTCGGCGTGTTAGGGGTTTAGATTAGTCGCGGGGCTTAGGGGCACCAGTACCGGCAGCTTGCTCGCCGGTTGGCTGGATCGTCTTCTGACCGCCACCGGGGACCGGCGCAGTCGGACCTTTTTCCACCGTCTTGGATTTGGATTGCGACGGTGAGCTTCTATCCGACCCGGCCTGAACCTCGATGTCCCCCCAGTGGTCGGCCAGACGACGAATGTACGGATTGTCCGTCACCGGGACGAACTGGTCTTCTGGAATAATCTTGCCTTCGAAGTACGCCCGGCGACCGGGCTTCGTCTTCACATAGATCATGGCCATGTTGGGCCTCCTGTTCGACTTGGTTGAGAAGCGGGTCGTTACTGGCACGGGTCTTCGTCCTCGAGGCACCCGGGGTCGCAGCAATCCGACAACGGCGCGCACATGTTGAACTTAACGCCGCTGATGATCTGGACATCTTCGTCCATCACCCGTGGCGCGACCCAGCGAAAGTACGCCATGAAGGTGAACGTCAGCGTCACTGCCAGAGGCTCAGCCTCGATGGTCATGCCGCGATAGGAGATCATTTCACAGCCCGGCGGCTCCCAGCGACCCATCTTCCACAGCAGCGTGTCGCGGATTTGCTCGTAGTCGTAGTAGCTCCAGAACGGCGTTTCGCTGCCGTTAGCCTTTTTATAGCGGGCCGGCTCCAGCCAGAAATCCACGATGAAGGTGTCGGTCATCCTGAATTCGTCGAGATTGCCCTGTTCGTTCTGCTCCGCCGTCGAGCGGATGAACGCGGTCATGACCAATGGCAGTGTTGGCACGTTGTCTTTGGTGATCGACACTTCGGACACGGCCAAAGCACGGCCATTGGTCTCTGGAAACCACTGCGCTAGCTGTTCAGCTAGCGCAGGTAGAAACTTCTGTTTCGCGGGGGGTACCCGGGCATCCATTTATTTGTCGTCTTCCTTGTCTTGGTCGAGAACCGCCTTGATGTCGGCAGCCGCCATCTGATGCTTCGCACTCAACTGCTGAGCAATCTGCTCGTTGTTGAAGCCCTTGGCCTTCAGCGACTCCGCCGCGGTGCGCAGCTGATCTTCTTTCCGCTGCTTGCTCTCGTCCCTCTGCTTATCCTGATCTTCGTCAGTCATTGTAGGTACTCCTTGGTTGCGGAGCCGCTATCCGGCTCCGCCGATCCAACGCCCAAGGCGGTCCTGCGTTCATTTAGCCTCTGCTCCACTCGACCCACCGGCCCAAGCGGCTATGCTCCATGCCCTCTTTTAGCGCGTTATCGCTCATTTTGCGGCGCGCCATCTTGCTGGTCCCGCTCCGCAGAAAGCCTGAGTAGGGCATGCTGGTGCCAATAGTCACAGAAGAGTCGGTCGCCTCGAAATGGATCGAGCCTTTCAGCCGCCCCGTCTGACTGTGCGGCCACTCGCCGGGGGCTGAACGATTCGTCCTCGACCCCTGCTTCATGCCGCTGCGGAACGCTTCCGAACCGGCGAAACCGATCCCCCACAACCATCTGTGAATCTCCTCCCGCTTCTTACGGGCATGGAATTGGCCCCACGGCGAGAACTCGATACTGAAGCCGCTCACAGGTCCACCCGTGTCGGCTGCGGCGCGAACGCGCCCTGCGGCGGGTTAGCCATGTCGGAAATCTCGATCAGGCGGCACGTCAGCACCAGAAACTTGTCCGGCTCCGAGATGCCCAGCACCTTGTACCAGCGCGGCGCGCTCTTGAGGAATTCCTCGTAGACGTAGGCCGTGTTGGTGATGTTATCGACCAGACCATTTCTAATCGTGATGGCATGGGTCGCCTTGGTCACCGGGTCCGAGATCGTGTAGCCCTGCTGTCCGATAAAGAACGGCAGACCGTAGTGCGACTTGATACGCGCCCAGCACCACAGCACCTTGGAGCGGTGCAGCACCATCGTCTTGGAATCCATCACGACGTCGTGCTGCGTGCACAGGGCGACCCTGTGCTTCATCTCGTTGATCTTTGGTGCGCCCGGATCTTTCACGGATCACCAAGCTTCGTTGTCGAGGATGCGCCACGTCTCGATGGCACCCGAAATCATGGCGATGTTGTTCGATCCCTGAAGACCGGCGAGGCCGGCGCGGGTCTCGATGCGGCTGCGTTGGGTCAGCAGTTCGTCGCCCGGGTGCTCAACACACCACGTCATAAACTGTAACATTCCGAGAATGACCGTCGTCGGGACGTCATCGGCCGATTTGTAGCCGGCCCGGTAGGTCGCCAGCATGCCGCCGTTGACCGCCCACGACCCGGCGCAGGGATCGCAGCAGTTCGACAGGTCGATCATGTCCTTCTTGATCGGCACCTTGATCTTGCGGCTGCCGGGGACGACCCGGAACGTGGTGTTGTCGACAATGTGGGTACCTCCATAGAGGTACACATAGCCGTCGGAGACCGGGTACTGGAGCCGGTGCGTGTAGGTCGTGACGTAGGGCCGGAGCCGGTTCGGGTTCGGCCCCTCGATAGGCTCCGTCACCGTGCGTTGGACGCGCAGCAGCAGGCCCGTGTAGTGCTCAGCCGAATCCAGCGCCGCGCTCCGATAGAGCCGCAGCTGCTCGTCCGTCACTGAGGGGATATCATCGATCTTGGCGTGGCTGCGGATCATGTCGATCCCCAGCCGGATATCCCAGTCAAGCGGCTTCTCCTCACCGATGGGGATCGGCGACGTGTCGAGCGGCTTGTTCGGGATGGTTCTCAGCATGCGGTGATGCCGATGTCGAAGCAATCGGTGCGGCTGTAGCAGGTACAGGCGCAGTCCATCGCCGTCTGGAGTACGGTCAGCCGCCAGACCTCGCACTCGTTGGCCGCCGGCGACACCGAGATCGGGAAGCTGACGTTGAAGTAGCGGTTGTCGACCGTGGCCGGCCCGACGCTGATGTGCGGCGTGGCGACGAGAGCGTCGGTTTCGATACCGACCCCGATCATCACCTCGAAAATGGTGGTGCTCTGGCCGTCGCTGGCAGAGGCGTAGAAGCGATCCTCGCCCTTGTAGTTGGCCATCGGCATGTAGGAGAACGCGCCGTCCTCTAGCAGGTCCAGCTTGCCGCGCTTGGTGCCGTAGAGCGGCAGCGCCTTGAACTTCAGCGGCGTCTGCTCCGGGTCTCGGATCATGTTGGTGAGCGTGTTCTCGAGCAGCGTGTTGGTCGCGACCGAGAACTTCGGATCGGACACGATCTGCGGCGGCACGTTGCTGCCGACCGGCGTCGGGCAAGTGTCCATCTGCTCGATCTGAAACTGAGGCGCGCAGTGCAGCTGGCCAATCGGCACCGCCCATGGCGCGTAGCCGACCGAGACCTTGGTGACCGTGCCGGGCTGAAGGTTGAGCTTCTGGCAGCAGCACTTCATGCACTGGGCGTCAACCGCAGTGTAATCCTCGACCGTGAAATGTCTCATGACTGCGGACCCTCTAATCGGAGCGGGAGGCGGCGGGCGTACCGTTACTTGAGGTACGTGGTGCTTGGTGTAGTGCCAGTGGCCCATGAGGAAATCCGGGGGCGCGAGGCCCCCGGTGTTTCAGTTCACAGCACTAGGGCGTGGTCGGTGCCACACAGGTGTAGCAGGGCGGCGGTGCGAGCGGCACAGCCGAGTTCGGCTTACAGCCGTTATTGCAAGTTGCTCGAATCATCTGATGTCTCCTTTTCCCGCTTGCGGGGCTTGGGTGCCGGAGGCGGATCCGGCTGCTTAGCCGGGGCAGTATACGCCTCGACCTCCGCTTCCGTCATCGGCCGGGCGTATCCGTGGTTCAATAAATATCCGGCCGTGTCGGTCGGCAGGGCGGCAAACATGGTGTCGTCCGGCCATTCGACCCGGATCGGATCGGAGAAGAAGGTCGGACGGTATTCGAACCACTGGCTGTCCGGCCCCTTCGCCGTCACGATCTGCATCACAACAAATGTTTCGGTGTCTGCCACGTCGTTAACTTTCGCTTGGCCCAATCGATCCAGCCCAGATCAGGATTGATCGTGCGGCTCAGCTTCACCTTGGCGAGAGGATCGGTCGCTTCATCGACCTCCTGCATCACCTGAATGAAGCCGTCGATGTCGGCTGTGAATTTGATCTGGCGGTCCGCACGGTCTGTCAGCAGCCGCATCGTCAGCGGTGACAGCATTGTCGGCATACCGTTGGCGACGAGGATGTCGGCCACGTTCGGAACATAGGGGCTGAACTGCGCACCATTCTCGGACGCGAACACGAAGAGCCGGCCAAGTTTGGCGGGCGGAGGAAGGATGCCCCGGATGACGACCTCGTCACCCGGAGCCACCCGTAGCGATTTGCCGACCGGCACTCTCATCGAGGACCGGACAACACGACGATGACGCGCATCATGCCGACATCGCCGGAGACCGGCTGGACGTTGATGAAGGCATCCGGTTTGCACGGCAGTGTCGCCGTGCAATGCGATCCCGCCGGCGTGCCGGCGGGGATGACGATCTGGGTCCGCTCCGGCACCGCACCCCACGACGCCGTACACATGATCACGTCGTTGACGGCGACGAACATGGGATCGGGGATGCAGGGATCGTCGACGCTTGGCGGGGCTGCCCCGAACTCGAAAACAGCCTCGTTGACCACGTCTTCGAACACTTCGAACGTGAACGAGAAGTGAGCGTGACGCCGGAGATCGACCGCCGGCTGGACGTTGGCCGCAGAAGCTACGCCCCACGCCAACACGGCCTGATGTTGCGCTGATGTGTTGAGGTTCATTGGCCAACTGTCCTTTCAGGCGGTTACTTGGGGCCAGACAGGATCGCGACCACCCTGACGTTGGCGACCGGACCTGAGATGCCCACAAGCTGGACGAAAGCATCGGGCTTGCACGGCAACGCGGCCGTACAAATCGATCCCTTCACTGCGCCGGCGGGCAGCACGATGGTTGCCTGCGGCAGCGGCTGGACGCCCCAGCCCGCCGTACAGGTGAGGACTTCCGCCACCGGCGCAAAAGCGCCGGGGACGCACGGATCGACGTCGCTGGCCGGAGCGGCCTGCACGTTGAACACAGCGTCCGCGACGAGGTCGAGCGTGACTTCGAACGTGAAGCTGTAGTTGACGTGCTTGCGGATATCGATTGGTGCGGCAGCGGTGCCGGACCAAGCGACGATTCCCTGATGCTGGGAAGCACCGTTGAGGTTCATGGTTCAATACTCCTGATGAGGTTGCGTGACGTTAAGCGTTCGCGGTTACGCGAAAACTCAAGGCCCTACGGTGAGGATGGACGCTGCCGGGCAGCACGCAACGAAACCGCCATCTTCGGCACCGAACGAGTAGGCCACGCACCACGCGGTGCTCTTGCCTTCCCACTGCTCGATCCAGAGCGGGCGCTTGTTGACGACATAGTACGCCTGTTTCCAAGCGCCTGTCGCCGAGATGAACGACCCGGTGACGAACGGAGCCGCCGCGGTCCCAAGCGTCAGACCCTGCGTCGGGTCAGGCAGACAGTTGGAAATGCGGATGCGCTCGCGCACATCGTCGGGGGAGTAGGTCATGAGACCGTCGCCGAACAGGAAGCGACCGTTGTTGTCCACCATCGCCGCGAAGTAGGCGAAGGTGTTCTGGTGCATGACCGTGGTGACCTCGCCGTACTCCAGTGGGACGCCGCCCTGATAGAGGCGGAAGTCGACGTGGGACGGCAGGTTCGACGGCGTTGCACGCTTGGCGAAGCAGTCGTTGGTCAGCCAGCCGAGAGGCTCGTTGATGCCATCGCCAACCATGGTGGCGCGGTTGCGGTTGATCCGGTAGGACCGCGCAGCTGCGTTGTACATGAAGTTGAGGAGGTCGTAGTTGGCTTCCGCCAGCACCTTGCGCTGGAAGCAGAACACGCCGCGGAAGTCCGAGACCTGTCCGTTCTTGAAGGAGATGTTGCCTTCCGGGCCGTACTCCGCATCGCACTTGGCATCGCAATCATACTGGCCGATTGCGCCGTAGTCGTTGACCTGCGGGTACATGAACTGCGACTTGCCGACGCTGACCGAATTGTAGAGGTCGAGCAGTTCGGCGCATTCGACGATACAGTTCATCTCGATGCCCAGCATCTCGGGCGAGAACAGAGCCGAGTCGAGGCTGGAGGCTTCGAACGCCTTGGTCTCTTCCGGGGTGAAGGTACGGATGACCTTCGCCTTCGGCTCGATGCCGACCTGCATCATCTTGCGCACCGCAGAGCGGTAGTGCACGGCGTTGACGAGGTTGTCGAGGTCCGGCTTGAAGTCCCACTCGCTGCCGCCCTTGAACAGGTAGGCCCGGCGCTGAAGCTCGATGGCGGCCTCGCGGTCGCTGGTCTCCAGATCCTTGCCGCCCTTGATGATGGGCTGATCGAGTTCCTTCTTCACCTGATTGAGCGCCTGCTCAAACATCTGGGTCTTGGTGACCATCTCGGCGTATTCGGCCGCACGCTTCTGCACTTCGGCCTTCAACTCTTCCGTGGTCGCTTTGACGCCGCCGAAATGGTTGTTCATCTCGGTGTACTGCGCTTCGGCATCCTTCTTGGATTTCTCCAAGGCGGAGACGATGTTGGCCATCTCCGTCGTCAGCGGCGCGAGCAGCGCCTCTGCGGTCTTTGCGTCTGCCGGCGCTTCCTTGGTGATGTAAGCGCCGCGGGACACGCTCGACATGAGCGCATTCTTCTTCTCGATGTTCATGGTCTGAGACCTTGCTTTAAGGGAGTTGCGCCCGTGCCTTTGCAATCAGTTCCTGCATAGGCTTGAGCATGGATACATCCAGCAAGGGATGCGGTGGCGTGGCTTCTGCCTTTTCTCCCAGCAAGGGGATCTTCGGCTGGAGCAGGTTCGCATTTTTGATCGCCCACCGGGTCAATCGATGCGCCTGACTCCGACTCTCACAAACCCCGTCAGCTACAAGAGCCTTTTCGAAGTCGGTGACAGTATCCAGTTCGGCTTCTGTCGAGGCCATCTTGACGAACGTCATCACGGCGTCTTTCTGAGATGGGAAAGTCACAATGGACACTTCCATCAGGTCGCCTTTGGTGACGATGAGCCACGGATCGTCTTCGTTTTCCATGGCATCGTTGAAGTGAAATTCTTCCAGCGTAAAGCCGACCGAGAAGTTCAGCCCGCCATTGTGCTTCAGCACCGTGTGGATGTCCTTGACGTAACCGACGTCCAGATACAGTTGCCCTTCCAGCAGCAGGTTATCGTTGACGGTCTCGAGTTTCTTGATCTTGCCGCCGACCTTGTTCCAGTCGTGACCGATCAAAAGCTGCACGCCGCCGGGGCCGGCGAGACCCTTCGCCTTGATGCTGGCGTCGAACGCCTTGGCCATGACCTTGTGGCCGTGGCGATCCGTCGAGGCCGTCGAAGCAATGCCTGCAATGTAGCCTTCAGGAATCCCGGATGCATCGCTCAACTGAATCGGCGTGAACGACACATCGCACTGGATTTTATCCCCAGCTTCCCATTGCTTTTTCATTGCAAGGCTCTCCCGCCGTTGTCTGCCGGTGGATTTTCAGGGTCCGGTCCACCATCACGCCCGGGTAGCTGCGGCACCTTCGCGTCCGGCGGCGGCAGCTTGTCATTGTCGTCGAGGGTCGCGGTTGCGACCTTCTTTTCGAAGCCGAGAACCTCGCGCTTCTCGTTGTTGGACAGGAACGTGACTTGGCTCAGCGTCTTGCCAAGGTTCGCTCGTCCTTCCCACAGTGCCGGCACCTGATCGAGATCGAACGAGATGCGCGCGCCCGGCGGGCAGATCGATTGCGTCATACCGGCGGCAATCGGCACCAGATAGCAGGGCACCACGGTGTCCTGCCAGTACGAGAGCCTGCTCTCGACGTAGTTGCTGGCGTACTTGGCGGCGTCGGCCGAACCGAGGCCCAGCAGCGCCACAGGAACGCCGAACACGCCGGCGATCTGCCGGGTCATATCGTCGAGCGGCAGCTTGGAGTGGATATCGCTCATGCCGTTGTCGAGGGAGTGCACCTTCACGTCGGTGTTGTAGAGGAACAGGATCTCGCCGGACTTCTCACCGCCGGAAGTGGATTCCTCGAGGTGCTTGAGCAGCGCCTCTTTCTGCTGCCTCGTAATGGATTTCTCCGCCGTGATCACGTACTTGACGTTCGGATGGCCGGTCGCCGTGTCCAGCGCGCGCTGCATCAACGCCTTGATGATCTGAAGCGGGATCGAGAGGGACTCGATGGCCGCCGGGGCCTTGTTGTATTCGACCAGCCCCGTGAGGCTGGGGAACGCGATCTCGGCGGCGTAGGAAATGCCGGTGTTGCCGCCGCGCTCCGCGGTGCGCCGCGACGGCATCGTGGTCATCTGCTCGCCGTAGCCGTACTCGTATTTGTCGACGACGCCTCTCTGGTTGAGCACGCCGCGGACATGCTTGGCCGCCAGTGGGTAGAGGCCGTTGGCGATGCCGTTGGTGCCGACACCGACCTTGAAGTGCGCACGCGCGTACAGCATCAGGTTCAGAGCGACCCAGTACTGCATCTGCTGAGCGGTGTAGGTGTCGTTCGGGCTTTTCAGAAGCTCGTTGATCGCCTTGATCTTGCCCGGGGCCGCCTGCTCCGAAACCTGCGTATTGGGGTCCGCTTCGCAGAACCACGGCACCGACTGGACTGAGGAGGCGATGAAATTGGTGATGCGGTACAGCTGCGGAGATTCGCGCTGCGCCACATCCGCGGTCGCTATCGCCTTCGAAGACAGGAAGCGAACCGACTGGCCGCCCATGATGTAAATTGGGCTGTTCGGCTCGTCGCTGACCTCGCGATCCGGCTTCTTCTTGGTGAACCAGTCAGTGAAAGCCATCAGTGCAGCTTCCTCTGTAGCAGCGGCTGCGTCTTGACCTTGGAGTCCAGCATCGAGGCCAGCGCCGCCATCGCCCGGTAGATATCGACAACGGTCTCCGGCGTGGCCGGGTGCTCGCAGTAGTGCTCTGCGGCCCGGTTGCAGGCGTCAGCCAGACGCTGGAGATCGCTGTCCATCGGGTTCAGACTTGCCGGCGGACCACAGCGGCGCGGCGCTGGGCCAGCGCGCTGGCCTGCACCACTTTCGGCGGGGCCGACTGCGGTGCATGATTCGTTCTGGGGGTGGTCATCGTGCGCGTGATCGGCGCGTGCTGGCTCTGGTTGGTGCCCGTCGCTCCCGTTCGCCGCGCGTATGAGCGCCCGCCACCACATCCGCATCCCATCACTCATCTCCTACCACATTTTAAATTTGAGTACGCCGCCGCTGTCGTCATCGTCCAGCGCGGTCTCGTTTGCAACATCTTCCACGGCGTATCGCGTGGCGTCCCAGCCGTGGTTGAACGCATCGACCGGGGTAGAAAGAGCTTGGCCGGTGAGCTTGTCGGTCATCCAGCTGTAGAGGTGCGCCTCTTCCTGCATCTTCTCGCAGTTCGGATCGATGATGATCTCGAAACCCTGAAGAAACAATATGCCGGTCTTGACGCTGCCGGGGCCTTTTTTCGCCGGCACCGCGTTGATGCCGCGGCTTTGCAGAAACTCGATGGTGCCGGGCTGGGAGCTATCGCAACAAACCCGGTCGCCGTCCTCCCGAGTGACTGAGCGCACCATGTGAGGCAGTTGATCCATGGTGACGCGACCGGAGGCTTCGTTGGCGATGTAGATCTGCTTCCTGTCGTAGAAGACGAAGATCTTGACTACGAAGCTGGGATCGCTGCCGAAACCAAAATCCATACCGTAATAAGGAGCAGTGTTAGCAGGCACATCAGGACGGCCGACACGGACCCGGGTGAAGACTTTCGTCTCGTAGCTGATGTCATAAGCGCCCTCCCACACATGCTGGTAGCGCGCGAAGTTGCCGTCCTTCAGAACCTGCATCTCGCCGGGCATTTCCGTGTTCTCAAAGAACGGATTGTCCCGGTAGGAGACTTCGGTGACGATACTGCGCGGCGGAGGCTCGCCTTTCCTGAAGTAGGCATCGACGGGGTCGGTCGGCTTGTCCGGGTTCCACGTCCAGATTAGCTCCGATCCAGCGGCGCGGACGGTCGGGAGCAAGATTTCCATGCTCTTGGCCGATATCGTCTTCGCTTCCTCGATCCATACGATGTCTGCACCTTCCAGAGATCGAATGCTTTCCACGTTGCGCTCAAGGCCGACGAAAATGAACTGGCTCTGCGTGCCGTTGTGGATGATGTAGCGGTCGGTGATGGTAAACTGGTTCGACATCCCGAGAGCGCGGATGCGTTTTTCAATCAGTTCTTTACTGGAGTCGCGGATCGAGTTCTGAAACTGCCGGGCGCAGACGATGCGCTTGCGCTTCTGGCTGGCGCGGATCGGCAGGTAAGTCGAGACACTCCATGACTTGGCGGAGCCTCGACCACCATGCAGTGCCTTGTGACGGATATTCTCGGCGAAAAGCGTGTCGATAAACTTCTGACCCAGCCGGGCCTCTGCGGCGGCCGTGCGCCCCGCTTGCTGGGTGCGGAGCTTGGCGTAGCCTTTGCCACCGGAAGGCTTTGGCACTGGCGCATCAGCAGCACTATTGCGATGATGATCAAGAGCCATAGGATAGCGTTCCCCAGAAGTGCGCCGACAATCAGTTTGCCGCGATCAGGATCAGGATCGGCAGCCATACAACCACGCTGAACAAAAACCCCAAAGTAAGTCCCCTGAAAATCATGCAGCAGGGGCAGGACGTGTAGAGCGTATCGGCCAGTCGTGTCGTCCAGTGCTCCGGCGTCTGGCACCAATTCGGCATGAAGGTCTGGGACGCCCACGCCAGAGAATTCGATAGGCTGTTGTCTTCCCAGTCGTCGACAACCTTGCCATCGTGATCGATGTCCTCCTGCTCCGGGGGCCTGAACCGGAACGGGTTCACTGGTCGATCACCATGTTGTCCTTTTGGGCTACCTCCTTCGGCAGGAAGGTGCCGGAGGGGATGCCGACAATGTTGACCGTCTCTACAAACACTGGACCGCGACCGCCTTGGTCGGTGGGGTCGGCAAGGTCCGGCCGCATGGCGTAGCCGCGATGCCGGTGGACGGTCGTGAGGTAAAACAGGATGCAGCGGGTGTCGCCAGCGTCGATGGCTTCGAACAGTTTTGACTCGGCCTTGTCGCCCATCGCCTCGCGGGCGTTTTCCATCGCATCCATGCATTCAGGATGCTTCTCGATGTAGCGGGTCATGGTCGAACGCGGGATCTTGAGGGAGCGGCAGACCTGCGTGAGAAGGCCGCGCTGCTTCAGGATCATCGTGGAAACGAGGGTCGGCGTGATACCGTGGCGCTGCTCGATGCGGGCGAGGTTATTGGCCAGAATCTCCTCGCGCGTCTTGCGCGGCGGCGGCACCTTCACCTTCTTCTGGCCATCGCGGGTGTAGCCGGGCTTGACGCGGGCCTTGGGGCGCTTGGGGGTTACGGGTTTTTTCGTCATCACCTCGACTCGGTCTGCGTGTGGACGCATCCGGTTTGCCTTCGCGGGATTGCCTCTGGGGACACCCGGTCGACCCAAAAGTTGGCAAATCACGAATTGGCCGAAACCTACTGCCAATTGTGTCGGTTTGGCAAGGGCTTGCTACATGTGGACGATTTTGTCGGCCCGGACAGTGGCTCTTGCGCCGCCGAACAGCGGCATCAGGATCTCGATCATGCCGACCGTGGTATCAGAAGAACAGACTGATTTTATTGTGGAAAGGACGCCGTGGACGAGTTTGACGTGATCGCCTTTGTGGAGGATTTCGTCGAACAGACCTTGGGCTTCGGCAAGGCGGACGGCGTCGATGGTCTTCTGGGGCGCTCGCCACGGCCGACCCTCATCATCTGCCAAAAGGGGACGGTATCGGCAGATGCCGCGAGCCAGCCGTATCGAGGAGTGGTGGGCGTCGGTGATCGGGATGAAGAGGTAGCGTGGGAAGATCGGGAAGTTGCGCATGACGTACTGGCCTGCGCGGGTGTGGTGGCGTTTCTTGATCTGCGGCAGGTAGGGGGCGAGGCCGAACCGACAGAGTTCGACGTGGGCGGTGTACTCGGACGCGGGTTCTGTGATCAGTGCTGCCCAGTCTGATCTCGCCATGATTCCCCTCCGGTTTGCGGACTCATAAATCCGTTCCGTCATCCTGTCGAGTGTCCTTGAGGACAAGGGGGACGGCCGCCTTGCGCAGATCGAGGTGGCTAAGTTTCAGGCGCACGGCCAGCCGGAGGAGGCGTGCCAGCGGGGCGGGAACACCGGCCTCCTCGTACCAGTATCGCTGGCAGGTCCGCCAGTTGGGGCCTAGCAGCACAGAGGCAGTCTCGTTGTCTCGGATGCCCAACTGCGCGCAGATGGACCGGAACTCGGTCTTCGACATCTTGGGCGAAGCCTTGGGCGGCTTGACCGGGGTCGAAGCCCAGTTCTTGGTACCGCCACGGGAGGTGCGCATCGGGGGCTTCCGTCAGGTTGTCGGGGTTTAGAAAGTCGAAAAAACTCGACGGCGTTTTTTGACATCGAGTGATATCAAATTCAATAGATTAGCGGCGATCCGTCAATATGACGGAAGGAAAAATACGAAAAACATACGTATTCCGGGCCGCCCGGCGCGTTCACGGTCCGTTCCCGTTTTGCCGCGCGGGTGTTGCGCGCGCGCAACACCCGTGTTGCGCGCGCGCCACACCGCGCAGAACGCGCAGCGCGGCCCGCACAGCGCGCAGCGCGGTGCGGGTGCCGTCCCGGCACCCGCACCGCGCAGCGCGCACAGCGCGGCCGCGCAGCGCGGCCCGCGCACAGCGCGGCCGCACAGCACAGCACAGCGCGGCCGCACCGCACAGCACAGCGCGGCCGCACCGCACAGCACAGCGCGGCCGCACAGCACAGCGCGGCCGCACAGCGCGGCCGCACAGCACAGCACCCGGCACCCGGTGCCGGGTGCACCCGGTGCCGGGTGCGCACCGCGCGCGCACCGCGCGCACAGCGCGGCCGCACAGCACAGCACCCGCACCGGGTGCCGGTGCGGGTGCGGGTGATCGGAATCATTTAGACCGGGTGCCCCATGGGGCACCCGGCCGGGCCGTCACATGCGGCCGATACACTCCGGCCCGAAACCGGATGCGATAGAAGCCGGGACGGTAAGCTTGCGCGCGCACCGGCCGCAACGGCCCTCATGCCAGATTTGCAGCGCGGCCGGGACGGTGCCGCGCACAAGGGCTTTCCAAGCCCATGTGAACGCGACGGCCGACGGGGCATCCGGCCCGATATCACCGGGACGGGGCACCTTGCGACCGGCCCAAAAGATGCCGCGCGCGATTCGGCCCAAATATTTATAATCGCCGGTATTGTCCGGGCCGTTCAACAGCGCGACGAAAAAAGTATCGGTGCCGTCCGGTGCGGCCGAAACGCGATAGGTGAAACGGGTGCCGGTTTTTTCCGACACAAGAGTCACCGTCGCCTTACCTGCGCGCAGGAAAGCAAGGGCCGACTCGGCCGTCATGAGACGGCCGGACATGGACTCGGGTGCGGCCGAGTCAACGGCTTCGCAAACGAGCGGTGCATCTTTCGGGAAGGCGGCGAAAAAATCAGTCATGGCAGACTCCAAAGGTGAAACCGGTGCGGCGCACCGGCACAACAGATATGGCATGCCCCATTGCAGAACACAATGGGGCATGGTGATCTTTTTTGAAAAAAGATTCCGGGTGCGCTTGCGCGCACCCGGACCGGGCCGGTTAACCTTTCAATTCGGCCATCTTGCTTGCGAGCGTCCAAAGCGCGCGGTTAAGCTTTACATCTTGGTCAATGCCTTGCACCGCGCGGGTGCTCATGCGGCGACGGCGATTCGTTTCGGCATCGATTCGAACACCGCGCAGACCACCGCGAATCACGTTCTCTTGGATCACGTTAAAATTGGTCCAAAGGTTATCGCGATTCGAGTCTTCCGCACGCCGGGCCGTTAGCAATTGCACCGCTTGCACCGGCGAGTCCACGTTTCCGTCGGCGTCGCCGAAACGAATCGTGCGCGCGGCATCGGCCATTGCGAGCGACTCTTCCCGGTCCAATTTAATCTTGGACCATTCCACCGGTGCCTCTAAGGCAAGCTTCCCGCTTTCGATCACGGAATAGGTGCCTTCGATCACCTTGCCGATAACATCTTTCCCGGTGTGGCGCACCTTAACGGAGTCCACGTTCTGCAACATGGTCACCATGCTGTTAAGGCAAGAGATGCGGAAAAGGGCCGTCATCAATTCGTAAATTGACGTGCCATCGTTGGCATTTTTCAGCAAGGTTTCGAGCACCGTATCACCGACGGAATAGCGCGCATCCGAGTCCATCTTGCGCAAGCGCAACAGGTGCTTGGTGAACGGTGCTTTTCCCGGCACCCGAGTCAGTGACTGCTTCGCACCGACGACTCCGACTCCGTGCTTCGCATATTCCCGCACAATTTCGATTGTCGGAATAGGTGCGAATCGTTCACTGCGCGACTCGTGCGCGGTGGTCGCAAACACGGAAGGTGCAAGCTTGTAAAGCTCATCTTCCGTCAATGCGCGGCCGGTGTCGAAACGTGCGGTGTTGGTATAGATAGACATAGCAGACTCTCCTAATGGGCCGTCCGGCGAAAGCGGTGCTTTCCGTCCCGGCGACAAGTGCACTTAGATCATAGATCAAAAATCTAGTCAATGCCGTATTGTCATAGCAGATATGAAAATATGCTATTGACTTGTTTTTCGGGGCATGATCTAAGTGCACTTGTCGCCGGGACATGGTGTCGCCGGACGGCCCAAACGAAAGAGAGTCTGCCATGCTTACGAATCTTCACCCGGCCGATGCTTTGCTTGCGCTCAAAGCACAGATTGCGGATTTAGAAGCCCGCGCTGAAATTGAACGCCAGCGACTCATTGCCATGGGTGCCGGTCACCATGACGGTGACTTGTCCCGCGCCAATGTGATCGTTTCGCACCCGGAACGAATCAATTGGAAAGTGGTCGCCGAAACCTTGAAACCGTCGTTTCGCTTTCCGCGCGACAAGTGGTCCGAGTCCATGGTCGAAATGGTCGAAACCAATACCAAGGTTTCGGAAGTGGTCACCGTTAAGGTGAACGCCAAACCGGCCGCATAATTCACCCGGCCCGCGCGCAGCGCGGGCCGGACTCTTCCGTCCCGGCTTTTCGGCAGACTCGCCGGGCCGGAACGGCCCGGCCGGGTGCGGGTGCACCCGGCCGGGTGCGAAGCACCCGGCCGGGACGGCCGGGACGGCCGGGCCGACGGCCGGGACGGCCGGGACGGCCGGGACGGCCGGGACGGCCGCGCGCAGCGCGGCCGGGCCGGACGGCCGACGGCCGGGCCGGGCCGGGCCGGGCCGGGCCGGGCCGGGCCGGGCCGACGGCGGCGGCGGCGGCGGCGGCGGCGGCGGCGGCGGCGGCGGCGGCGGCGGCGGCGGCGGCTTGGCGGCCGGGCGCGAGCGCACCGGGACGGCCCATCGGGCCGTCCCGGTGCGCTCGCGCGCGCCGCGCGCGCGGCCCGGCTTCGCCGGGCCGCGCGGGCCGCGCGGCCCGGCCGTGGAGTCTGCCAGACATCGGCCGGGCCGCCGCCCGCGCGGGTTAGGCCGTCCCGCTAGCAGGATCCGGCTCCGCGCGAGCAATAACGCGAGCAATGAGCCTCGCGCGAGCAATAAGCCTCGCGCGAGCAATAACGCGAGCAATGAGCCTCGCGCAAGCAATGAGCCTCGCGCGAGCATTAACGCGAGCAATGAGCCTCGCGCGAGCAATGAGCCTCGCGCGAGCAATGAGCCTCGCGCGAGCAATGAGCCTCGCGCGAGCAATGAACCACCCGGCCCATGGGCCGGGTGGTCGCGAGCATTAATCCGGTGCGAAGCCGAAATAGAAGCGCGGGCTATGGGTGAATTCCAAGGTGCCGCGCTGGCCGTCCGACTTGCGGGTGACAATCACAAACGGTGCGGCGAAACTGTGCACCGTGAAAGCTTCCGTCATTTCGGCCGTTGTCATGCGCGACTCGGCCCGCGCAAGATCCTGATAGGGCTGGCCGGATTCAATCATGTCCCGGCGAATCATGGTGTCAAAGGATTCAGACATTGTGGCAGTCTCCGATTTGGGCCGGTGCACTATTGCCCGGCCGATGGTTGGAATATAGCAAACCTATCCTGGAAGTCAATAGGTCATTTTCATTTACTTGCGGCTTTTTTCAAAGCCTCTTGCGCGGTGCGGGCCGTGACATAAACGACTTGCCACGGGTGCGGGTGCCACCCGCATGTTCCTAGTTGGCCGATGGGCCGGACGGCCCATCGGTTGTCGCGCAAGTGAGTCGCTTCCATTTCAGTGCAAGTGATATGAGACATGCTTCACCTTTGGATTCCAGCAAGCGCGGCAATCGCCGCATTTTCCCTCTTGCTTTGGCGCGGGACAAGCGCGGCCCTTCGCGCGCTTCTCGTTGTGGACTCCGCTCGTTGTCGGCCAAGCTTGTGTTGCATCGCCGTCAACCATGGTCGCGCTGACTCGGATAACCAGATTGCGCGGGACGACTCCGCCCGCTTTCTGGAAAGCCTTGACGATTCCCAATTCACGAGTCGGCAGCCAATGTTTAATCTTTGGCGTTTGCCGCGCGACTTCGCAAATCTTTTCAAGGTGCGCGACGGATTGCAAATCGCCCGAGTCGTGCCAACGGTGCCAACCAACGGCAATCGGACCATTGCGGCCCTTGCCAGTGGTATGCGCATGGTTAAGCATCATAACCATTGCGCCAACCCAAGCGGGATTAGACAATCCGGCGAGTCTCGTTTCGTGCGCTTGCGCGACGGACGGATAAAGATAGTTTGCTTTGAGCGCATAGCACCCATGGCAAACGGAACCTTCGACTTGCGCAAGCTTCGCACCGGTGATGCAAGCCTTTGCGCTGATACCGTATGCGGTGCCGGGCATTTTGCTTGGATAGCCAAGCGGCCCGGCGACTTCGATTGCTTCTCTTTTCAACATGGCAGACTCCGTTCGTTTCAGTATTGATAAGATAGCATGCTCACTCGAGAAGTCAACAAGTCATGGTCATCTTTTTTGCATAGCTGATATGTCAATAAGCTGTTGACTTCTCAAATTGTCGTGCTATATTCCTGACACTGAAACGGCAACAAGGAGTCTGCCAGATGAAACAAGAGAATCAAAAGTATCGCGACTTGCTTCCGAGCGAACTGGAAGCGGTGCAAACCTTCGCTGCGGAATTCGGCCGGGCTTGGAAAGAGCGACTCGCTTTTGACTACTGGCCAGCCGCGCGAATCTTTATCGCGCGCAACGGCCGCAGCTGCCACGAATTGCACCGGCTTCGAAACGAGCTAGGGCCGCAGTGGCTGGCAGGATTCAAACTGCCATGACCTACATTGTCACAGTCCGATATCGGACCAACTCCGGCGTCAACGCGCGCGATGTGCGCGTTGAAGCCGCCGACATGATCGAAGCACTCGCGCTGGCGTCGGACCACGTCCGGCGCAAGCGCGGGGTCATCCGAATCGACGGCGGCGATTGCCGCCCGCTGGTGCTGGAGGACTGACAGGCGGCGCGCGGCGGTTTGCCAGTTTCTGGCAAACCGCCGCGCGCCGCGCGCCATGCATTCGTGGTACCACGGCCATGCGGCGGCGGCGGCGCTTGACGCCGGGCCGGGCCGGTGGTACCACGAAGTGGCCCGCCGGGCGGTAGGGCCGGGCATTTTCCCTGTTTTTGGTACCAAAAAGGCTGTTTCGGCGTGGTATCAGGGCGTTTTCCGGCGGTTTGGCGGGTTTTAGGGCGGGAAACGGCCTTTTACCCGCCCCCGGCGGAGGCCCTGCGCGAGCATTGAGCGGGGTCGCCACCAGCCCGCCCACCGGCCCACACGCGAGCAATAAGCCCAACGCGAGCAATGACTTAACGCGAGCAATAAGGCGAGCATTGATCTTCGCGCGAGCAATAACGCGAGCAATAAGCGCGAGCAATAACGCGAGCAATAACAGCAGCTTGTAACGCGAGCAATAAGCCAGTTGCCAATACGCAAGCAATGACAACACCTTGCGTCCCCACGGGGACGCAAGGTGTTGTCATTGCTTGCGTATTGGCAAC